TTAGCTCTATCACCAGCCATCTTAGCACTAACAAAACTCTTTAAATCACCTATATCACTTTTTTCCCCACCTTTCTCCATTTCAATAGCATTTATAAAATTTTGAAAACTCATTGGTTTAGATCTAACGACACTTCTAGATAAATCAAGTTCATTAACAATGGTTTTAAGTTGTGCTTCTGTTATAACATATTTTTTCATAAATGTTTTTATTAATAAATATCTGGTAAAACAAAAAACCCACCGTTATAGTGGGTTTCTTTTATCCTCTTTTAGATTTAGCTTTTTGCATCTCTCTATCTCTAGCTTCTTTGATTTTAGTATTCTCTTCCATCAATATCTCAATAAACTTTCTTCTTTCAAAGATTGGCATCCCAATTACATCAGCATAAGTAAAATTTGCATGTTTTACTAAGATGTACGATTCATACATCATCTGCTCTCTATAATCAGACGTAAGGCCAAAGAAATTTGGCTGTAATAGGAAGTTCACCAAAAAAAAATTCCCCACTAGGAGCCTCTACATTAATCGTTAAGTCAAGGCCTGGTTCGTTGTCGAATAAATGTTTTCTAAATTCAGCGGAGTCCATTGGTGACATTGATTCAACAAATTGGATTATCGCATTTTTATCTCGAATGCCATCAACCTCTGTAATTTGATTTTGTAGTCTAAGCGTCATGATTTGACTAATAGCGCTTGAACCAATTTTTTTAGTTCTGGATGAGTCTTCTTTAACCAATTTTTCATCTTCTTCAGCAGTTAAGTATTTGAACTTAACCGTTTTTTTAGATTTTGGTAAAACAAAGGAGCATTCACCATTTTCATCTGGTTGGATTGAAAGTTCTTTTGTCGGTAACGCGCTAATATCAATATCAGCGACAAACCTTTCACCTGTTTTAGGGTCTGATAACTCAACAGGGTATATTTCACCGTAACCAGTCGCTCTTAAGAAGAAAATAATAGCGTTTCTATCGCCTGGTAGTAATTGGCCAGCTTTGATATCTTTATCTAAGATTTTCTTTTCCAATAATACATCAAGAACTTTACCGCTTTGAAGTAAGTTTGGTGAAGTTAAGATGTTTTCGTCAGAAGCTGTCATATAGGCAACTTTAACTGAATCTTTTTTATTCTTGTAGAATCTTCCACCAGACGGTAAACTGATTACGTCATGCGCTGGTTCAAAGTAAACTTGTTGTGAATTATCCATATTCGTTTCTTTTTTAATTAATTATAGTATATTATTAAATAGTGTAAACGGTATTTTTTTTTAAATTTACTGTTTACCCGTAATTTGACGGTACTTATCTAAGTAATAGTACGAACGTATGGCAAAAAAGAAAGGTAAAACAAGAAAAATGTTGAAAAAAATGAACGGTACTTCAAACCTTGAGGTTAAGTTTGCCGAACTACTTACCGAATTGGGTATTAAGTTTGAGCAACATTTTATGTTTAAGAAGAGGGAATTCGATTTTTTGTTGAATGATCATAATATTTTAGTTGAGACACATGGTTGTTTTTATCATTGTTGTAAGAAGCACAACCCAGAACCAAAATACGCTTTTCAAAGAGCGAATTTAAAGAATGATCAATATAAAGTTAAAATCGTAAAATTTGATTTAACCTACACATTATTGGTTATTTGGGAACATGAGATGATTGATAAAAAAGTTTTGACTGAAAAAATTAATTCGTTTGTTGGTAAACACAGTAAATTACTAAACGGGTAAAAAAAAGGGGTCGCATAGCGTCCCCTCTTGTAATCTTTTGCAATCTCTCTCTTAGTAAACCAAGATACAACGGTCCATTCTCAATGTAGCAGAGATATCTGCGATTTCGTCATCACTGTATTCTAATGATCCAAAGTCAACGTTTGTTAAGAATGTTCCTTGAAGGATCCATTTTTCAACAACAACACCAGTCGGATCTAACATTTCTAATTCAATGTCTTTTTTATAACCAGCGGCATAACCCATACGACCTGTTACAGATTCAGCATGTAGACGAACCCACTCCATTAACGCTTGTGCTGCTGAAGGTCCAATTGGATCTTTGAAGGTAACATCAATTGCTTCCCAGTTGAATCTACCTGCAACGTATGTTGATGTATTCAAGAAGGGAATTTCAACCTCATTTATTGTTACTTTTGGTCTTGATGTTGAGATCACAAACCATTCATTGATACCTAATGAACTTGGGAATCTTAAGATAAACCTGTTCTTTTTCTTTGGTTCGTAAGGAACAGGCATTTTCATTAATAAGTTAGCCATATTTGTTATTTATTTAGTTTTGTTTTATTCTTTTTAATAAATATCTTTGTTTTTCGTTTTGTACGCTTTTTTAAAAATATTTTTGGAAAAACTTGACTTTTCCCGTTTTAATGCTTATTTTTGTTAAGGGTCTTAACGATAGTACTATCTATTATATAATACTATATAGATTATATATATAAATATTAATATAAGATATTATATATAGTACTATTATAGTATTTTTCTTTGTTACTTTCTTTTTACCGTAGTTGGAAAACCGCTTGCGGTAAAAATATTGGGGGCACCGTTAAGCACCCCCTAATTTTTATTATATGTTATCAAATGAAACGTTTTGTGGTGTCACTGTAAATTCAAGTTCAATGAATTCCAAAGTTGGTGTAGGTTTGATAAATATCTTACCTCTCAACGTATTTCTATCATTATCTTCAATGTCCATAGCAACACTTACTCTAAAGTCTGTCAAACCTCTTTCTTTTCTGATGTTATCCAAGATTGGGTTAACTAAAGACAAGAATTGATTTCTAACTGTGGTATCATTTGGATCGAATAACAATCTTTTAGACACACTCATAATCAATCTTCTTGCTTGTAACAACAATCTTCTGATGTTCAATCTATCAAGAGCACTTGATTTAACTTGTAAGTTTCTGTTACCCCAGATAACAACACCAACGTCTGAATAAGTAGCCAATGGGTTGATTCTACCAGGATACAATACGTCTCTAGCCTCTTGGTCAAGAACAATACGTGCTCTATTACATTTAACTAAACCTCTATTGTAACCAGCGGTTGCAAACCAAGGGAACGCTACGTTATCAGTATAAGCCATATTTCTTACTACTTCAGCAGTAGGCGGGATATACAAGTTTGCGTTATTGTCTGTATCTGTAATTTGGATCCATGGGTAGTATACCGCGGTGTAGTTAGAGTCAATGTCTGTATTCTCTAATTCATCAACGATATCCTCTGCATAGTACCAACTTTCAGTATCTGAAGGGTTATTATTGTTTAATAATTTAATGTCTGGTAATGTTGGTAAGTAAATCGCATCCAATCTCTTTTCTTCAACTACTTCAATAGCATCTCTAACCAAGTCAGTGTTATTTAACACGTCAATACCAGGTGTTGCTAAGATATTGATAGCAATTTCTTCAGGATTTTGGAAGGTTCTAATACCGTACATTGTAGCGTAGTAGTCAGAAGTACCGAACAATTCAGCGTATTCAACGTTAGTGAATGTATCAAATTGACCAGCAACGAATCCAGTTCTACCGATTTTGTATTCATCAGTGTTTGTTCTGTTAACTCTGTACTCATCCCAACCATCAAAACCACCTGAGAATAATACTGTGAATTTTCTTGTTCTCATGTTGTTATATGGGTGAGTAACTGTACCGTCAACAACAACAGGATCAGTAAATGAAGCCACACCAGTAGCAAAAACTTGCTCGTTTGTTAATGAATCAACAATTGATTGAGCGTTAATATCCATGTGGAAACCTTTAGTTTTTGTAAAGTAATCATCACCATTGTTGTAAGCGTTATCACCTAACACACTAACTTTACCTTTGAATAGTAACAAATCTTTGTCAAATCCGAATTGGCTTGAGAAACCTAAATAATTTTTAGGTATTCTATCACCGCTTGAAATAACAGCGTTACCGAAAGGTGGGTTGTAAATAACATCACCAGGAGCGTAGTACTTAAGTTTGTATGGCATTTCAGGTACCAAAGAGGCTGTGTAATCAGTTTCTCCGTTAGTTCTGAACTCATACCCCTCAAAACCAGCTGGAACACCATCAATAGGCGCGTTAGTCGCAACCTCAAGAACAATGTAACTACTCTTTAGTGGGTATTTATTATCTATTGTACCGATTTTTCTACCAACATAGTTGTCTAAAGACTCATCCATCGTACAATCGTTAAATCTTTCTAATAAAACAGGTGTTCTATCTGAGTCGCTGAAAGCTCTCACATAAACATCAAACGTCTTTTTAGATAAATCAACATTCGCAATAGACGCTTTAATTTCATAGTTAGCGTTTGTTCCATCAGAAATAGAAATTAATCTGAATAATCTTTGTGGTAAACCACCTCTTAATTCCGAAACAATAAAAGGTGTGACAGGTGATTGATACTGGAATTTATAGTGATCCCAATCGTTAACAGAGATCGCTTCAGTAAATAAACCTTTAATTTTACCTTGTAACCAACCCATTTTCAACGAGTTGTCGTAAACTTCCTCAACATAGATTAAAGAATCTTTGTTAGATGGTGTTGTACCAATAACGTTTTTAATATAGTTTGCGTTACCCTCTTTTAACGAAACCGTATAAGAGAATGTGCTACCTGTTGGGTTAGCCGTTGTACCAGTTAAATCAAATGCTAAATAAGGGTCGTTAACCAAACCAGCTGGGGCAACCATATCTAAAGTATTAACTTTGTATTTCAATACATCAGAAACGTATCCACCTCTACTTCTAACAGTAGCCATTGTTTTGTTATGACCTTCAGTATAAGGATCACAATTTAAGGTCATAGTGTATAATCTTAACTTACCTTTCAATGTGCTAGCACCAGCCGAACTAAATGTGTGGCAAAATAAACCAAAACTTGGTCCGCTGTATGTTTGAGTAGCCGTATCGTAAACTAATTCGTTATTTAATACATAAGCGTCTCTATCTTCATCAGGAACCGTAACTGGTAACTCGTAAGCGTCAACAAATGTAGGTGAACTTAAGTTAATTGATGTTGCGTCAGTATCGACAGCTGTTTCCAAATCGTTGGTTAACAAGCCCCAGTACATCGCGTGTTTCTTATCATAGAAATCAGCACCAACATAACCACCTATTGTTGTGAAAAAGTTATTAAAAACAATATCAAAATCACCAGCATCAACATTAGTTAAGCTAGAAATGTAATCAATTAAGTCAATATTTCCACCTGGATCAACAACAAAGAACTGATTTGTAGACGTGTTAAATCTAAATTCAAATTCCGTCTCAGTAATACCAGTATGTGATAAAGTTGATTCATCACACGCACCTAATGTCTTGATAGTCCAAGCCATACCAGCTTCATATCCTGATAAACCTAGTAATCTAGTTACGTATAATTGATTTGATTGTGTTAAATACTGTTTTGCTATGTATGGTAATTCATACTTAACAATTTGAGTATTTTTAAATTTTTCTGGGTTCGTACCACCAAAAGTTGTTCTAAACTCATCGAAATTTCTGATGAATATTGGTTGGAACGCTG